GCAAGTGGAAAACTCAATCATGGGAGCATGAAGGTAGAAATATGTCAAGAGTTGAATTGGTAGGTAGTCACTTTTTAATGCTAGGAAGTGGATCAAGTGGAGGTCAACAGCAAGCTCCACAAAATTCACCATCACAACCTGCCCCAGTACCTCAATATATACCTGAGCAACCCCCTTTCTAATATAGTTGAACCAAAATTTTAAAAAAAATTAAGGGGATTAAAAAAAATCCTCTTTTTTATTTGACTTTTATAATAATTATTTATTATATTCTATAAAGAATCAAAAAGGAAGGTTACAAAATGGAACAAGATTTTTCACATATTACAGAAGACTTTATTTTAGAGCAAATTGAAGGTATTTGTTGCAATGTTCAGTTTTTAATAAGAGATGAATCTATTAAAAGAAAAATGGCTAGAGAGCTTACTACTTCTTTAGATGATTACCTTTTTAAAGTAGGTAAAGATGATGTAATGACTTGTGGAGATATTTACAAAAAAGTTAAAAAAGAGCTTGGTTTAACCAAGTAAGGAAGGTAACAAAATGAAAGTATTAGATGGTATTAACGAAGGTAAAAAAGCAATAGTATATTCTAGCTTATTAGGTGGATCTACTATACAAATCTCAGCTAGTTTATTTAAGGTTGAAAAGTATAATATGCCTAAAGACTTTGAGAGCATCAAATTAATCCATAAAGAGAATGGAAAAACAACTGGTCAAAAGTTGATTATTATTATTTTAGGATTAACTTTGATAGGTATTCCATTAGCATTATTACTAGCTTGGCTTTGGCAGGGAGCTACATTTACAGTAGGTATGACTACCAAAGAAGGCTCTAAGTTTGCTCTAAAAGGTGAGGGAAGCGAGTGGACTCATTTCAAAAAATACATTGGCAAAGGTGAGGTTTTGGAGTACTAATATGAGATTACTAAAAAAAATATTTGGCTCTAGAGCGAAGATTTTAGAATACAAGCAAAACTACTCAAGTTCAACAGGTATCACTAAATCAATAAATTTTAACCTATCAGAAGCTAAATCTTGGGATAAAGAAACAACTAATTTAATGGAGGATGAAGATGACAATTAATATTAAAAAACTATTTAACGGAACCTGGGAAATAGATAGACAGATTACCAAAGATTTTAAGAATAAAAAGAAAATGCTCAAAACTTTTTCTACTGGTATTCGCAAGTAATTAGTTATATTTAGATCAGAGCGTGGAATCTCTATTAAAAATTTATCTATTGGGTTCGCTTAAAGCGTTTAGACAAGGTGTTCTGTTCCACGCTCCACCTTGTCACCCAATGGAGTTTTATTTATGAAAATATCAACAGAAGATTTATTTGAATTATCAAAAAATAACTTTATGGTTATACATTACTTTATTCATTATGATTACTGCACTTATCAATGTTTAAGTAGAGAAGATAGTGATATTAGGAAAATTTTAATTATGGATGAAAAAGAAATAAGAGAATCAATTGATAGATTAATGGATATTGGTTATTTGTGCTCATTTAATGGTGTTATAATGGGCAATCAGCTGGAGCTTTTATGAGTGAATGTGATATAGAAATAGAGCAAATTCCTTTTGCTATGGTTAGTAAGTTTATCTTTGATTACATTAAAGATGCAAATGCCTTGAAATTATATATAGGACTTTTTACTTGGACAGATAGTAAAAAGTATTGCTATCCGACTTTTAAGCAAATTGAGGAGCGTATTGGGATGTCTAAAAATACCATTACAAAATCAATTAATAAGCTAAAAGAGTCAGGATTATTGATTGTAAAAGAAGGTGAAAAAAATGGTAATTTGAAATCAAATTATGTTTATTTCTTGAAAACTACATTACCGAAAAAGAATAAAAATGAGCCTATCCCAAAAAATGGGACACGAGATTCCTCTATCCCAAAAAATGGGACAGACCCTATCCCAAAAAATGGGACAGACCTATCCCAAGAATTGGGATATAATGATACCCAGTTAATAGATAATCAATTAATAGATAACCAAGTAAAGAAGGCAAAGCCTTACTCATCTTCTGATAGAAAAAAGTTTTTTAAAAATTTAAAAGGAAAGAACCAAGAACAGATACAATATCTTGGTAAGATAATGAGAGAGTTTAAAGAAAAAAATCCTAATCAATATCCTGATGAATTTTTAAAATACTTTTATGAAACAATGATTATGGAAGATGAATTTGGAATAACCAAGTTTGAGGATAGTTTTTCACAAAAGGATCAATTTGGTTTGCCTAATAGATTAAATAATTGGTTTAAAGTTTGGAACTCTCAAAAATCTTCAGAGATGAGAGGTCTTTCATTTGCAGAACAAGATAGGCTCAGAGCTAAAAAGAATCGTGAAGAAGCTGAGAACTATGACTTTACAACAATGTATCTGAAAAAATTAGCAGAAGAAGAAGAAAAAGAAAGATTAAAGAACTTAAATACAATAGATCAAGCTGGGATGGTATTAAATGCAATTAGATAAAGAAAGCAAATTTTGTCAATTAATAGAGGAAGAAATCAAAAAGGATTTTGACCTAGCAGGGATTCAAAATAAATACGATAAAAAGACAGCTTTTGACCAAGCATTTACGATAGCTAGAGAGCTTTGTTCAGACTACCCTAACCTAACCCTCAGCTATTTGCAATTATTGCCTAAAATCATACGCAAAAGGGGTGAGAGGGTTAATTGGCAGTCAATAGTTAAAGCTCTAAACTCTCCTGAGTACCAAGATGATCTAAAAAAGTTGATTGAACAAGAAAAAGCATTAAGACCAAAGCTAGAGAATAAAGAGGAATACTATACAGTTTTAGAGCAGTCCGTTTTATCTTGGTTTGTTGATAAAGAACTATCATTTAAAGATATGAGGTGTTCAGTAGAGGAATATCACAAAATTTTTTACTCTAACATTGAGAGAGTTAGAAATTTAGCTTTAGATTATGTTCACCAGTTAAAATTAAATGGTTGGCAGGATCACCAACAATTTAGAGGTACAAATTGATAAATATTATAACCAAAAGTAAGCTGCACCTAAAAAATTTAGCTTTAGATGTTTATTGTGTAGGTGATTCAGATTTTTACGAAAAGCTAGAATTATTAAAAAATGAGATTCAGAGATTAGAATATTTACGAGAATTAAATGACAGAAATTCCGAAGAAAAAAATATATAAAGATCAAGCTAACTTTAGAGCTTATGGTCAAAAGCATATTTATTGTGAGCGTTGTGGTGATTTAGGTCAAGAAACCCACCATATTATTTTTAAAGGTCGTTCAGGAGCTAATAGGGATGACCGAGATAGTAACCTTTTAAGAGTTTGTAGACCTTGCCACAATTATTTTCATGGATCAAACTCAAAGGAAGCTAGAGAAGAAGCGTTTAGGATAAAGGAAGGTAAATAAATGCTAGATTTAAGAAATTGCGATAATATGGAATTAATGGCTGAGTTTGAGGATAATCATTTTGATTTAGCTATTGTTGACCCACCGTACGGAATTGGGGAAGATGGTGCAAAAAATCATACTAGAGATAAAGCCGCAAAGGCGACAAGATACATAGCGAAAAATTGGGATAATAACCCCCCCCAAACAGAATACTTCAAAGAATTAAAAAGAGTAAGCAAAAACCAAATTATTTGGGGTGCAAATCACTTTATTGAAAATATACCAAATGCAAATAGTAGTTGTTGGATTGTTTGGGATAAGGATAATACAGGAGATTTTGCTGATAGTGAACTAGCTTGGACTTCTTTTAAAAGTGCTGTAAGAAATTTCAAACACAGGTGGAATGGAATGCTTCAAGAGAACATGAAAAATAAAGAACACAGAATACACCCTACTCAGAAACCCAAAGCCTTGTATAAGTGGCTTTTGCAAAAATACGCAAAAGAGGGTGATAAAATCCTAGATACTCATTTAGGTAGTGGCTCAATAGCAATAGCTTGTCACGAAATGGGCTTTGATTTAGTAGGCTGTGAGCTAGATACAGAATATTATAATGCTATGGTGGAAAGAATAGAGATAGAAACAAGACAGCAAGATTTATTCGCTTAGGAAGGGTGTTAAATGCAATTTGAGGTAATAATAGATAATGGGCATATTTTAAACAAAGATAAGGTAAGAACAGCCTTTGAGACCTTAAAAGATGGGACTCATTTAGTAGAAATTGAGAAGTTACCTTTAAAACACTCAAAGGCACAAAGAAACTATTTTAATAGTGTTATTGTCAGGCATTATCAACTATTGTTTAAGGATATTAAAGGTCTTTTCCATAAATCTATTGTAAAAGGTATGATAAAAAAGATGTTTTTAACAACTGAAATAGTTTGCGAAATAACTGGAGAGGTTGAGGAAATAGTGAGGGATACTAGAGATTTGAGTATTTCTGAGTATGACCTTTTAATACAAGAGTGCAGGCTTTGGTATCAACACGAAACAGGCGAAATTTTACCTGAACCAATTTACTATAAAGGGAGTAAATAAAATGCAAAAATTCAAATTTAAAACAGAAAATATTGATTTTATGCCTATTAAGAAAACAAAATACTCAGCAGGTTACGATGTTTTTTGCAATGAAGATGTAAGAATGAGAAAAGGCTATTGTTATTTAGTTGGTACTGGGTTATATATTGAAGATGCTCCGAGTGATTTTTATTTAGAGTTACACCCAAGATCAAGCCTAAGATTTAGAGCAGGTGTAGAATCAGTTGGTATTATTGACAATGACTACCGAGGTGAAATAAAATTTATTTTTTATCCTAAGAAAGATTATATTTTAAAGGTGGGCGATAGAATTGGTCAGTTGATACCAAAAAAGATGTATGATATTATGGACTGCTTAGAGTCAGATAATGAGCGTTTTGGTGGTTTTGGCTCAACTTAATCCACCTTAAAGACCTTCCCTTTACCCTTCCTTTCAATGGGAAGGTCTTTTTTATTAACAAATAGAATCATTATTTATTATATTAAATTAAGGTTTAACAAGGAAGGTTAAAAAATGCTAGAAACAAACAAAATAAAAGCAGTTAAAGTAAGAAAAGGTGACCAAATCAGAGAATTTTCAACTATAACTAAGGCTTCAAGGTTTATGAAATGTAGTCCTGCAAAGGTTGAGGAGCTTTTCAAGTCTAAATCAGAATACCATGGTTGGAGAGTGAACATAGTTTTTTACCATGGTTGTTGCATTTGTGGTGCTGATATTAAAAGAAGCGATGACTATTGTGACCCTTGTTATAGAGTCTCTTTAAATGCTCCTGAGGTCAATTTTAATGGCTTCCATAGTCTAGGTGTTAAAGATGATATGCCAAAGGTCAGAGGTTACTAAAATGGAGTTTGTGAAAAAAAGAGAGCTAGTTATGAAGCTACTAGAAATAAACGAAATTCAATTTGCTCAGTTAAATAGAATCAAGGGTATAGTTGATAAAATTCATAGTAAGATCATAATTGAGAACCAAGTAGCCTACTCAAAGCTGTTAGATGAAAACCAAAGACTAAGAAACAAAATACCTAAAGAGGGTGAAAAGGTGGTAAATACCAAAATGTCTAGAACTAATAGTGGGAGGAGGGCAATAGAAAAGATTGACCCAACTACTGGTGAGGTTTTAGGAAAATATCCTTCTTTGAAACTTTGTTGCAAGGAAAATAAAATAACCCACACTACTTTATACCTTCATATAAGAAAAAACCCAAACCAACCTATAAATGGTTATATCTATAAATTTGCTGTTTATGAGAAAAATTGCCGAATGTGTGGAATAAAGCAAACTAAATCAAACTCCAGCTATACAGTAGCCTATAATGACAATATATACTTCACGCCAAATTGTAAAAAATGTACTAACCAAAAAAGAAGAAAAGCTAAGATTAATAATTAATTATATTTTTATAGAGATTAGCCTGCTAAATGTAGGTGAACCTAGCTAGAGGGGTTCTTAAAGTCACCATAAGAGGTAACTCTAGCCATTTTTTAAAAAGGGCAAAATATGTGTAACCATAGTTATAAATTAGAATCATATTTATTAGAGACCTATTGGAAATGTCAAAAGTGCGGTAAAAGAGTATACCTGAAAGAGCCAAAATGATATTTGAATACTTAAAGAAGAACAGACTTGAACCAGTAGAAGAACTTAAAAAGGTTTTTGACGATATTGAGCTTTGGTTGGGAGGTCATAGATATGAGTGATTTTGAGATAAAAGAAAATACATTACAAGTTATAGCTTCGGTGTATGCCTTTAATGTATTTATTCTATGGATGCTAGTATTTTTTATTATAGGGAGTGTATAAAATGAATAAACTAAGCCCTAAACAAGAAAAATTTGTACAAGAGTATATAAAAAGTGGTAATGCTACTCAGAGCTATTTAGATGCAGGCTATGGAACTAAATCACCCGAAGTAGGTGCTAGTCAGTTATTAAGAAATATTAAGGTTAAAGAACGATTAGAAGAGCTTAAAAAAGTATCTACAAATAAGTTTATAATAGATAAAGAATTTCTAACCGAAAAATACCTAGAAATACACAATTTAGCCTTAGATGGTAATATAAATGTTTCTAAAGGTGCTTTAGATTCACTTGCTAGAATGTACGGAGTAAACGAACCTGAAAAGCTAGATGTTAACAATAACTTTCAAGGCTTTAAAATAGTATTAGATGAAGGAGATTAAGCTATTCAAAAAGCAGATTGAAGCCTATAAATACCTACAAGATGATAAAACGAACGAGATTTTATATGGTGGTGGTGCTAGGGGTGGGAAATCTTGGTTAGGCAATCTTTGGGTAATGCTAGAGACCTTTAACAAGCCTAAAAGCTCCTGGTTAATTGCTAGAGCAACTTTTTCTGATTTGCGTGATACTACTATGCAGACCTTTTTCAAGGTTCTTTCAACCTATGGAGTGAGTGAGTTCTTTAAACACGATGCACAAAAGAATATAACCACTAATATAAAGACTGGTGCTCAAATCAAGTGGAGGGAAATAGGTTGGTTTCCTAGTGACCCTGAATATGATAGAATCGGTTCTAATGACCTTACAGGTGCTTTTATAGATGAATGTCAACAAGTAAGAAAAAAGGCTTTAGATGTTTTAAAAGCTAGGTTTTCAGAGTTAGAGGGTGATGGTTGGAAAACAATACCTAAAGTCTTTATGAGTTGTAACCCTGCTAAAAATTGGATTATGTCAGACTTCGTAAAGCCATACGATGAAGACCGATTAGAGGGTGACAAAGCCTTTATTCGTTCTTTGGTAACTGATAACCCTCATGTACCACAAAGCTACATAGACAACCTTAAAAAAGGCGATAAGGTAACCGTAGAGCGTTTGTTATATGGCAACTTCTATTATGACGATGACCCCTCTAAGCTGATTGAATATGAAAAAATCCTAGACCTTTGGAATAATGACTTTGTTGAGAGTGGTAGAAAATATATCACCTGCGATATAGCTACTAAAGGGAGTGATAGGTTTGTTTTAATCGTTTGGAGTGGTTTTAGAGTCATTCACATTGAAGCTATTGAGAAGAATACTGGTAAGGATGCAGTAGATAAGATACAAGAATTATCTAAAAGGTTTCAAGTGCCAAATTCTAATATTGTTTACGATGCTGATGGAGTTGGAGCAGGTCTAAGTGGTTTTATTAGAGGTTCACACGAATTTAACAATGGATCAAAAGCTAAGAACGGAGAGAATTACAACCATATTAAATCTCAGGTCTATTTTAAGATGGCTGAGGCTATTAATGAGGGTTTGGTATATATTGGCGTGGAAGATCACAAAGAACTCATTACAGAGGAGTTAGAGCAAGTTAAAAGGGATAAGGTAGACCAAGATGGTAAGTTATGCCTATTACCTAAAAAGGAAGTCAAAGAGCGTATAGGTAGATCACCTGACTTTTCAGATGCTTTAGCAATGAGGTGGTATTTTGAGCTAACAAGTGGTATTCAAGGGATTCAAGCCAATTTCTTCTAGTTGTTCAATCACTAGACAAAATGCTATATTTATTACATAACTTTGCAAAGGTTTTTTAATATGGCAGAAAACAATAAAAATGCTAACTATGATATTCACCCTTACCAAACGAATAACTGGGTGAATGCAAGTCTAGAAGGTAACAAATACACCTTTTTGCTAGACTCTAGATATGGTACAGGTGCTTACCAAAACGGAAAATATTTAATTCCTCATAAACGAGAAAATCAAAATGACTACGATATAAGAAGGTCAAAGTCAGCTTACAATAACCAATACCAAGCTATTCTAAATGCTCACTATAAACCCATTTTCAAGAATGAAGCTAAAAGGGTAATAAATGAAGATACACCACAAAGCTATTTAGACCTATACCAAGCCTTTTTAAATAATGCAGATGGTAAGGGCAATTCACTTCAAAAGTTAATGGAGAGGTCAGCAGGAGACACCAAGAACTTAGGTGCTTCCTTTTTAGTGGTTAATAATGAGGTTGATATTGATAGTTCTATTGAAGATGTAATCAATAATCGTTCAGGGGTTCCCTATGCTTTTGTTGTTACTCCTGATGTAGTTTACCAATATGAGACCGATTCTTTTGGTAATTTGACTGCTTTAGAGTGGTATCAACAAGATGGTTCAGAGATTTATGATAGATTTGGTTATACAACTGCTTCAACTTCAGGTTTTCCTACTAGTCCAAATGATACTTTTAGTGAAAGCTATCAACAAATTATCGTAGGGGTTGACCTAGAATCTTGGTATATCGTAGAAGATGGACAAAAGAAAGTTTTAGCTCCTAACACTATTGATATGCTCCCAGTGGTTAGGTTGGTAGAAGATGAAAGCGATGATATTATACCTATGCCCTCACTTTATGGGGTTGCTAGGATGCAGAATAGACTTTTCAATCTAGGTTCCATTATTACAGATATTGCAGATAACCAAGCCTTTTCAATTTTCACCTATCCACAGTTCCCTAATAGTGGTTTAGAGTATGGAGTAAATAAAGGTATAGGCTACCCTGCTGATAGCTCTAACAAGCCTGAGTTTATTTCACCTGATGCTAGTCAATTAAAGACCTTAATGGATTTAGAGTCTAGCTTAGTCAATATGATGTACCAGGCAGGTGTAGTAAGTCACCTTCAAAGGTTCCAACAGTCGGCAGAGTCTAAGGAGATTGACCGAGCTAGGCTAAATGATCTTTTAGGGACTTATAAGTATCAGATAGAGCAAGCAGAAGAAAAGCTAATGACCATATTTGGTGAGTATGTAGGCTATGACTATGACTATATTGTGCTTTATTCTGAGGACTTCGGTGTATCAACTCTAACAGAGAGAATAGATAGATTTAATAGCTTAGATGCTACTAAAATCAGTTCAACTCTATATACTAAGTTAGAACAGGATTTAGCAGAGGCAATGCTAAAATTTGGTGATGAAGAAGAAAAGGACCAATTTTTAGAAGATATAGCTCAAGAGAGAGAACAAGCTCAAAGGCAACTAGAAATAGAGACTCAATTCTAACTTTTTAGGGGATTTGTAAAAGAATCCTCTTTTTTATTGATTAAAATAATAATTATTTGTTATATTAAGAGAGAGCTAAAAAAGGAAGGTTACAAAATGAATTTACCAAATAAAATAATGCAAACGATGTATCACACACCTTCAAGATCAGAGGTATTTGTGATTCACCAACATGAAGATGGTACATTTGCTATTGTAGATGATAAAGAAATTACTTATGTACCAAAAGAATCCATAGTAAAACATCACTGGCAAGATTTAGCATTTTAGGAGGCAGGGAAATGAAGATAACACTAAAAGCACACATACCAGAGCATCGTGAAATAGCTAAGATGTTTGTGGGACAATTGGCAGAGTATCAATTACTATCAGTCCTAAAAGGTGA